CAATAGGTCTTCCCAGTTCCTGCTGGACCGAAAACAATAACTTGGTCAGAAGACTTTAGGGCCTCTAGGTATTCCTTCTGCTTTTCATTCTTAGGTACTAGATGAATAGGTTGCTTCTTCTCGTCGTGCTTAGTCTTAACCCGTTGTGTCTTTACTTTAGGTTGTTGCTGAACCATTATAGTGGACCTTCTGTAAGGAGTTCTTTAAGTTCTGTGTAGCCACCCACTAGAGAGCCGTCAGGTTTGAATACTTGAGGTACAGTCTTTAAGTTGGCTTTCTTCATAAGGGTTGATACCCACTTGCTGATACCACCCCTTAGGTTATAGATGTAGTACTCTTGGTGGTTACTCTGTAGCAGTTCCTTGGCCTTATCACAATAACTACACCCATCTTGTGTAATAATAACCCACATACTTTACCTTCCCTTTGATTTAAGTGAGCAGTTTAGGCACATGCTTAGGTGCTTTGTGAAATACTACTCTTGGTTACTTAACACCTTTTTAGTCCTGTACCAAGTCGTCTTAGGGATGCCATACTTAAGTCTAGCTTCCTTGTAGCTACTGCACAGGTAGGCTTCCATAGGGTACTTGTCAAGTGCTCTATTGCCGTCCCACCGTCTTTTGGCGTACTCACCACAGACGGCTTTAGTTTCCTCTGAGTGCTTCATACCGTAAGCTGAGTGCTCACCTCCCAGCGATGTGTTATAGGTTTGCCAAGGCTCATACATAGCGATAACCATCTTCTCTAGCTTGTACATACCCTGCAAGTCACTTGCGATCATAACTTCGTCCCATTCAAAACTCTCAGGCCCGTGTTTCCTAATCGCTTTGTGAAAGTACATCATAGAACCTGCCTTAGCAGACCTAAGGTGCGAACCCTTTCTTTGTTTAAGGCTTGTGGTGGTAAGGCCCACGTAGACCTTACCGTTAGTTACATTAGTTGCTTCGTAGATTATCAAACGCCACAACTCCCACCTGACCCGCTGATGTCACAAATATCGTGCGTCTCTACATGCTCATAAAACTCTTCCCCTAACTTACTAACAGCCTCAGAGTAAGGTACAGAAGTTAGCGGTTGACCTCCACGAGCACCATCTGGATAACAAGTGAAGCCACGAAGTCTGTGTGCATAAGACGCCAAGGTATCAGAGAACTTGTCTACAGTATCCTCGTTGTTCAGTTTGCTACCCCAAGATGGTAGGTTGATTGTAGATGAGATGGACATATCCACGTAGTCTTGAACATCTGCTTGGAACTTAATACGCTTCTCATAGTCGTCTGCAAGGTCAATAGCACTTTCAACCTTGTTGGGGTCAGCCCCGTAGAACTCGATCAACTCTTGTGCAGCACTATCTACAACATACTGGTAAGCCCAACGATCCTTGCCCTTCAAGTAACGCCGTTTGTAAGCTACAGCAAAGATAGGCTCAATACCTGTGGATGTGCCAGCTAGGATACCAATAGAACCTGTAGGAGCTACTGCACGGTTAGCCACGGGACGTGTAATACTCAAGCGGTCTGCAAAGTTCTTGCTTACATCGTCAGACACACCTTCATAAACTGACAACCACTGGTGAAGCTCTGGGGTGACTTCATATTTGTAACCTTTCTTGATAAGCCACTCATGTACACCCATAAACCCTAGACCCAACCGGCGGTTCTTAGCCCGTGTTAGGTAGACTTTATCATAAGGCAGTTGAGCCTTAAGTGTGCCACAAATCAGGAACATAGTACCCAAGCGTACTACCTCACGAAGTTCTTCGATGCTTTCAATACGACCAAAGTTCAGGGAACCAAGGTTACATACGTCGCTATCATCCTCAGAAGTCACTTCTGTACATGCGTTCCGTAGTGTCTCATTTTCTTTGTCAAAGAAGTTAAACGAGAAACCCGGTTCTGCTGTCTGCATTGCCTGACGTACGTTCTGCTTGAACACGCTACCAACATCACCTGTCTTCCAGTAGTTTAGTAGCCAGTCAGTGTCGTAGTTCACAGAGATATTAGTCATATCCAAAGGGGCGGGGAAGTTAAAGTCGTCCTGCTTAATGTCCCACAGGGTCTTACCAGTTTTACCTACTGGCATAGACTCCCAATCCTTAGCCTTAAGGAACTTTTCGATATCCCCATGCTGCCAGTTTAGTGAGGCATAGATGGCAGACCGTCGGGAACCCCCTTGCATAACCCGACGACCAATCTCATTAAGCATATTCATCTTAGGGATTGGTCCGGAGGCTTCCCCACCTGTCTTGTGGATAGGAGTACCTTCAGCACGGTACACGGAGTAATCTACACCAATACCACCACCAGTCATAAGACAAGACTCAGCCTTCCAAGAAAGATTAGCCCAATCCTCACGAGTATCCTCTTCAGCTTTAAGGAGGTAGCAGTTATTGAAGAACTTGTTAAGGCGACCTGCGTAGTATAGGTAGCGACCACCGGGGATGAACTTAAGCTCCCGAATGTACTTCTCGAGTTGGTCTTTATCTTCTTTAGATACTGCATCACCACCAGCAGACATTACGTCTTCTACAAGGGTCTTAGAAAGTGAAGCCCATGTCTCTGCGCCCTCATGTCGATATTTGTGGTTAAAGATGTCTTCCGAAAACTTGCTACGGAACATTGGGTTTAGGTTGGACTTGTATTTACTCATGTATTGTTCTTCTTTCCACGTTGTTGTTTATCTTGTTCTAGCCACACTAGGTGGTCAATCTCTCCACGACTAATGCCAATGTCTTTCAGTTGGTTGTCATTCAGTCGGTTTAGCTCTTTAACTAGCTCACGGTGCTTACGCCATGTCTGTAGGTACTTTAGGTACCTTAGGAATATGTTCATCGCTTCCTCGTAAGGCTGCTTACAAAGAGGTTAAGGACACCGATTGCCAACCAAATCTTTGCGATATTCATTAGAGTAAATGGGAAGGTGAAAAACAACCCTACTGTAAAAGTAACAAGGGTTGCTGATAGAAACCCCGCCACTAGTACAACTAGCGCCACCCCTACCAAACTCCCTAACTTCTCTGTGTTCTTCATACTAAGTCCTCCAGTGACACCTTAGGTGTATTAGGGTTTTTCAGAATCTTCCCTGCCTCATTACGCTTCAAGGTTCCATCGTCCTGAAACATACGGTCCATGTTGTTAGAGTGAACCCTAAAGACAGACTCGTTAATGTCCCACCCTCGACTTTGAGCATACCCATAGATGACGTACACAAGGTCTGAGAGTTCCTTTAGCTCATTGGCTGGTGAGTAGTCCTGATAATAGTGCTTTCGGACTTCTGCTGACTTCAAGCTAATCTCAAAAGCCCACTCATCATACTCCTCATGTATCAGACCTTCAGCCATTACAAAATTAGGCACAATCTCTGCTGTCTCGTAGTAGTGCTTCACCATTCCTGCAATATCGTAGGTATTCATTTAGTTGTCTCCTCGTGTCTCAAACACAGTGTCACATTCATAGTCCTGAAAGAGGTACCACCCATAGTTATCAGTACCTCTAACAAACTCAGTCTTACAAGGCTTCCCTTGGTTAGTCAAGTACCCATCGTAGTATTTGATGCCTTTCATACTATCATAGAAACTGACCTGTTTGTCCCACTTCTTGTCCAACTCATCGTAGTCAAAAGGGTGCTTAACTACCCACTCATTAACGAACCAGTACAGACGCCCAATACTCACAACCTTCTCACACTTCTTCATGTGTGGAACCATGTAGCCATTGTGCATGATGTCTGCTGGTAGGAGCATCCACGTTGGCTTCAAGCTGCTTAGGTGACTAATGAGAGGTAACAGGACGTCCTTTAGGTATGGAGGATTAGTGGCTATGAAGTCGGCACCCCTAACATCGTATAAAGACAAGTCTAAAGCGTCCTTTGGCATATCACCAGAATACCTACCCAAAGGATTAATGTCACTGGCACCAATACACTCAGCATAAGGTTCCAACTGGTCAATAAGCTTCCCACTTCCACAAGAAGGCTCGTAATACTTCTTTCCGGTAACATGCTTTAGGAAGTTAGGCGGAATA